TTGTGAGTTTACATCTTCACAAGATATTCTCATGCTCGACACTAAATAATCATTACAATCATGGCTAGTGCTACGACCATTAGGAGATCTCATGTCACCTGATACAATCGCTGTATAATTTACATCTGCCATATTAGTTGTAAAGTTAACTCTATAAAATCCTGTTCCAAGATCAGTAATTGAAGTTACGTTAAGATCATCTCTAATTGAAACAGTACCTTGCCCATTAAAATTAACAAAAGTATTGCAGATTCTTCCAATTTCTGTACCACTAGAGTTTTGAAACACAGGTGCAACTCTATTTGTCGCATTTGTTTGTATCGTTGTTGCTTTAGTAGTCGTTGAGTTGACGTTAGTTGAGGTTACACTACTTAATCCAGAAATAGTTGTAGCCGAACCACCTGTGGAGATTGAGGTTGTACCTACTGTGACAGTTTGACTGACGGTGGCAAAACTTAGATTACCACTACCATCTGTCTTAAGGAATTGACCACTACTTCCATCTGCTGTTGGTAGGCTAAGAGTAAAACTACTTCCAATTGTTGCTGGAGATTTTAGACCTATGTAATTACTGCTATCAGCGTCACCAAATCTAATTTCATTTCGCTCTCTTAAAGTAATACCACTTGCATTGAATATCATTTGCTCAGTTCCACCAGAACTAAAGCCCATAACGTTGGCAGAGTTTCTAAACAAACCCATATCTGTATCTGTGTCAAAAGATATTGCAGGAGAAGAGGCACTACTAGAATCATCAGCTAAAAACTGACCCGTCATCGTTCCACCGCTTCTAGGTAATAAACCTAAATTTGCTTGATCTATATGACCAATTTCAGTAAAACCAGCATTACTAGAGTTTCTTATTTTCCAGATATTTGAATTACTGTTTAAAAAAGTCATTCCAGCTACGCATTGGGTATCAGCTAAGTCACTTGTTTCAGCACTTTGTCCCTGTAATGCTTTAAGGCAATCGTCTATATCTTCTCTTACAAGCCTTCCAGAGTTATTTTCAATAGTGAAATTACTTACAGATAATCCCATAATTTAATAAATACTTTTTTTCATGTTAGCCTCCTTTACCAAAACCAACAGCGTTGTAGGTAAAATCTCTATCAATATTACCACCACTTGAATTTTTAAAATGAATTGTAAATCCCGTTCCAGTGACATTAGTAAGCTCAAAATAATCTCCAGATGCCATTTGTTTGCTAGAAGAGTGTTGCGGAGTAATGCTAACAGAAGGTAAGAAGTTATTTAAGTTACCCAAAGCGGATGTTCCTACAAAAAAAGCATTAGTGAATGTAACATTTTTAGCTCCTAATCCAGATGCTATAACAGCCGATTGCTCTGTTCTTGAAGGCATTTGTGCTGTATAACCTAGCTGTTGTAAAAGCATATTTTGAGCAGCATCGCTCGTTTCTAATGTTGCTCTAAACTGAAACCCTCTACCTTTAAAAGTTCCATTAGTTACTTCGTTAAAATCTGAATAAGAACTCATATCTGTAGAAGTTCGTACTGCTAGTTTTGCATTAGCTCTTTCAGCAGAATCTCCATCCCAATCAGGAAAACTATCAACAAGTCCAACCCTATCATCCCATAAGTTAGAAGGGTAATATCCAGCACCTTGAAAATGTCTTTTAAGTGTCAATGAAAATACACCACCAAGGTCAAGAGTTTGTGCAAAATCATATGTTCCTGTTCTTTTGGTAGATGGACTTGTAATAGTAGTGCTCACTAAATTAAGACCACCTCTTGAGGCATCAAATTGAGTATTACTAAATAAACTGCTTGTTGTATTATTAAACGGAGGAGAATCTGTATCTTCCCTATCTGTTTTTACGGTTATAAAATCTACAATATCTACAAGCGATAAACTAACTGAACTTGCATTGGCACTGAAATTTTCTGTGTCATCTTGAAATTTAAGGAGATAAGTTCCTGCTAATGCAGGAGCTATTACTTCTGTAGCGTTTCCTGGTACAGCTTCAACAATATCTTGAGCAGATTGGAAAGTAGCAGCACCTTGATTTTGGTTTGTATGTCTTACATAAACACGACCACCATGCAAAACATCAATAGCAGTTGCTTGGTCAAATCTTAATCTTACAAACTGTTCATTTATAGGTTCTATAGTTAAATTTGAAACATCTTCTGGAATACCCGTTTTACCTTTAGTAGTGGCAGTTCCCGTTAACGCAGTAGTTGATAATTTACCAGAAGCATTTACTGAATAAATTTCAAATTCATAACTCCCTTTTCTTGTATCTAATATCTCAAAATCATTACTAAAAACATTTTCGACAATAAAGTTATCAGTATTACCATCTTCAGAAGTGAATCTATGGCTTAATTGATAAGAAGTTGCACCTTGAGGTCTTTCATAGTTACCACCTCCGTCTACAGCAAATGTAGCTGTAGGTTCTTTCCAACTGACTAGCAATCGACTTCTTGCTATTCCATTTATGACTATTGTTGTTTCTTGCGTTACTAAGTTACTTGGTGAGTTTAAAGGATCATTCAAAAGTGAAATATTACGGACAGGTAAAGCTACATCATTTTCTATGAAGTCATATTTACCTTCAACATAAGTAAGAGCAGTAATTATATAATTACTTCCATCTTGTTCTTCTACTTGGATAACCCTAAATAATTGAGTTTGAAGAGTGCTACTTGAAATTAAATAAGGTGATCCTGCGTTGGGTGCTGCTGAAAGAGCAGAATCTAAACTTAAAACTCCTGAAGATTCGGCTGTTATAGTTTTAGTTTCAACCGTTCCATCGGGTAATAATACAGAAATTGTTGGGGAAATTGTTAGACCAGGACCAGATGTATTCCCTTGACCATCACTATGAGTTAAAAGAGTTGAACTTACAGAATCAATAGTTATAGCTGTAGTTGTTGCAGATACAACTCGCCCACCTCTTCTAGCTCCTGCTCTCACTGGATCGTTTATTTCTATCACAGATCCAGGTCTTACTAACATTCCAGAATCTATTGAAGTTGTAAACGTAACAGTTTCAGATTCATTTTGCTCGGCAAACAAAACTGCACGACCTAATCTTTGTGCTTGATTACGAGAAGTACAAGCAAATGCCTTTATTTGTTTTACTACTGTTCCTATTTTTCCTATTGCAGTTGCATCTTCTACTACTTCAAAATCTATTTCCTTAGAATCCATATTAAAATAACTTACTGATATTACAGAATTACGTTGCTTCAAACTACTTCCTTGATAATTAAACCCTGCTTCACTAACATTTGATAAATTAAATAAGTAACTAGGATTAGTGTCTCTATCTTGAGATATGGTTATCGTTCCAGCAGACCATATTGGCATACATCTCATTACTCCTGCTAGTTCATTTATTGCACTAAAAGCTTCTTTTGGACTATTGATATTTACATTGCAGCTAAATCTTGCTTCTTTTGTACCAGCACCAGACCCATCATCCACTTCTGTATTTGCGTATTGAGATGCTGCAAAAAAAGTAAACAAATCAATATTAGAAAAAGTTGTTGAATCGTTTGTTTGGTCAGGAGCAATATGATCTCCTAGTCCATATCTTTTGGTAGTAAGCAAATCAAGTAATATCATTGCAGGACAAGTACACCATTTAGCTGCTTGCATTGTTCCATTAAAGATATAGTTCTCTGGATAGTTGATTCTTCCTGTAGCAGCATCGACAGTGGGAGTTCCAGAATTATTAGCTCCTGCTCCTGGAATCCTTACTTTTATTCCTCTAATTCTGTACTTTCTTGTAGGAACTGAATTAAATACTTTACTGTCTAATCGAAGTGCAGCGTAAGCACTATTTGGATAAGTGGATGTACTTTCAAGAACCTCTTGTATAAATGAAAATTTAAATTCATCTCTTAAAAAACCAGCAGGGTCAGCGTCAGCAGTAATTCTTTCAACTTTGACATTAACAGGAAAATTAAGAGCAGTTCCATTATTATCAACCAAATCAATTCTATGTTCTCTTGAATAAGCATCAGCAGTTCTTCCAGATACAGAAGTATTTATTTTTTCTAAATAAGAACCTCCGCTTGGTTGTACGGAAATTTTGTAGTTAACAGTAGATCCATGAATATCTCCATTGTCATCTGATTTTTGTATTTGTGCCCAGGTTAGAGTAACTATTACAGCGTCAATGGCAGTAGTTATTTGCTTAGTAACAGGAGCAGTTGTAGTTACATCAGCACTACTTACTGATATAGGTCTACGAACTTCGGATGGTATTCCGTTTAATCTATCTTGAGGATCTGTACCAAAAGCAGTTCTTAAAGTAACATCTTGAAAATTAAACTCAGAAGAATCTGGATTTGTTACTGAAGTTAAAAAATCAGAGTTACTTAATGTTGTATCTACATTTAAAAGGGGAGTGTCATTTAAAAACACATCAGCTTTGGCAGCATTGTTATAAGCATCAGATGTTCTATCAGTAATTCCTTTGGATGAAGGAGTTGCAAAACCTTCAATCTCGCCTTCAGAAATAAGATCTTGAACAGTAACGAATTGTCTACTATGTAAAGTATCGGGAGCACGATACGGAGGGGGAGGAGTTTTTGGTCCACCACCAGCACCTCTAATAATCTTTTTTTCTTTAGTCATGCTTCTACCTGGTTAGTGTCAATCGCTGCACTGACCACCACTGAGCCCGTCATGATTTCTCCATATACTATTGGTACAGGTGTGCCAGCCCTTGATGTATTCTGCATACCACTAAAACTAAATGATAAGCGAGGATCTTCTTCTGATTCAAATTTTTGCGGTTTTGGTAATGGAAAAAGCATTTCACTTACACCTGTCAAAACTAAAGCAATACCAAGATTTCCGATGGATGCACTTATTCCTGCTCCTCCAGTAAATCCAGTTAATGAAAGACCAGCACCTCCCATAAAAGCTACTCCTATCAAAACAGCACCTAATAAAATTTTTCCTAAACCTCTACCTGAACCTGTAATAACAGGAATAAAATGTATGTCTTCTTTTCCTATGGGATAACAAATTTCTTCTTCGCCTATTTGTTCTTTACCTACTTTTACTTGGTAATACTTAGGACTCATGTATTTTTCTAGTTGAGGAAAATTATTAATTAAAAAACTTACAGCTTGTTTAACACTATTTACTTGCACATCAAATTCTTTATGACCAACAAATTTTGCAAGTTTTCCATGTAGCTTTATTTTACGAAACATAGCGTAACCTCTTTCCTGTACATTTTAACAACCATTCAGAGTAAGGCTCTTTACAACTTAGTCTATCGGTTAAATGATGAATAACATCTCCTTTAAAAAATAATGCTACATGATTTAAAGTTGGATACATTATCGACATAAATAATAAGTCACCATCAATTAATTTTTCGTCTGGTCTAAGTTCACGAAAACCAGTTCGCCATGCACACCTTTCAAACATAGGATTTTTATTAAATTCTTGAGGTGTCAAAGGTCTTTCCCAATCTCTTAGTTCTATATTTTTATTTTCTTTGTACCAATCTCTAACTAAAGACCAACAATCCGTTACTCCCCAAACCCATTGCCTTCCTAACAATGGTGGCTTGTATCCACAAGGTTCTAAATAACCCCATTGTTCTGTTCTAGGATTTACTATGTACCACGGTAATCCACTATCTTCACAGCTAACTTTATCTGCTTGACTTGGAGTTGGAGGATCTATTGGATGACTATGAAAAATACCTACAATCTCACCTATCTCATCTGCTTTTACATAATCTTCTGGGTCGAGAATAAAACATTGATGATCTGTTATCGCAAGATTACGACAAGGGTAGTACCTTTGCTTGCCTTTTACATTCAAGACAAGTCCTACAGCTTCTTTAGGATCTTGGTCTTTCGCATGAACCAATGCGTTAGTTTGCCAACTCATCCTGTAAACGTACCAATGCCAGGAAACTCTTTCCTAGTACACTGTCTTTTTGGTATTCTTACTCCTGCAAGATCAGTAGGTGCAGCTAATTCAAATTCAACAGTTTGCCTATTTTCTGCTGACTTACGATCTATCAAATAAATTTCTTTAGGAAATTCAGCAGTTGGATCAGCAGTAGGGTTTTGTCCATCCGCAAAGTTAGCAGCATCAATAAATTTAGCTAATGTTCTTATTCTTGTTACTTTAGCTCCTGTTAAATCATTTCCTGCTGTAGTTTCGTTAACTTCCAAAAGAATTGCGGATATTAAACCTGTAGCGTTACTTATAACAAGTTTTGGTCTAGGTAATTGACCTTTCTGAAAAGCAAAACCTGTTGCTTCTATAGGAAATCTTAAATAGTCTACTCCTTGCCATTTAATTTTATTATTTGCACCTAAACTACTTCCCGAATGAAAATAATAAGTAGTAGTCGCTCCATGTAATGAATTATCTAATTTTAAAGTGAATAATTCAATAATTGCCGATGGGTTTAGTGATTGAACATCGCTAAATGTACTACTAAACGAAACATACCTAACATTATTATCGTAAACAGTTTCACCTACTGTTCCTGCCCATGCTGGCTCATTGCTTCCTGTTGTTCCTGCTTGAGTTACTCTAAAAAATAACCCATTAGTTCTTCGAGATAATGTTGGAGCGATTACATCGTTCAAGCTCAAAGTAGTACTAGCAGACCAAATAGTTGTCATTATGTACTGGGTTCAAAAACCTCTCTAAATGTAGCCTGTATCGAGGCTCTATTGTTATATGGTATCGACTTACTCCATGACTCGCAAACAAATTGAGAAGATGAACTTTCACCAGGAGGGGTAAAAGTAAAACTAGCACTATCAACAGCACGAGCATCTAAAAATGTTTCTATCGTATCTGCGTCTGTTTCTGATACCTCAAAAGTAAAACTAAATTCTTTTGGATTTTGATGTTGAGCTAAACCAAATAAAAGTCTATGTTCGTAACCATCAGCAAAACGAATAGTACGAGTTAATGGTTTAGATTTTTTACGCTGTCCGTAAGTAGGTTTAATGTTTGGGAAAGTAGCCATTAAGCAAGTATTCCTCCAGGTCTTTTCTGTTGTAATAATTCAGATTGTACCGCAGCCGAAATAAGACGACCAAGTTCTCTACTCTGCTGTTCATCTCCCTCAACAGAAGATCCAGAAGCATCTACATTTACTACTACGTTAGTAGATCCGCCAAGAGCATGATTTGGTGTAATCATTCCAGATACACCTGGAGTAAACAGTTCTGGTCCACGTTCTCCTACGATTGAAGCTCTACCAACAGGAGGTCTACCACCATTAGCAAAATTTTTCATTGTGACTTCGCCTAATGGTTTTCGATTAAAACCTGCAAAAACATCAGTTGTTTTGTTACCTTTACTAAATATTCCACCAAATCCACCGAATATCGAACCAAGTAATCCTCCGCCTCCTAAAGAACCTTGTGGATTACCAAATAGTGCCATGTTAAACGCTGCGTCTATAAGTTTGTTTAAAACGTTGTTTAACATATCGCTTAACGTAGAAGTTCCACGGATCATGCCTTGTATTCCGTCTGCTATATCTGTAGCTATTGACTGAGCCATTCTGTCAAAAGCTGCTGCTGTTTGTTCTGCTAACTTTCTCTCCTTTTCTAACATCTGTATTTTTTCTAATTTTCTTCTTATTTCATCTTCATCTTTTATTTCTGTCTCTTCCTTCATCGCAGCAATTTGTTTCTCTATGTCAAATTCCTCGGAGGTCATAGTAAGACTACGCTCCAACATTTCTATTTCCTTATCTAAATTCTTTACTCTGGATTTTTGTATTGCCTCAATCATTGCATCGGCCTCGGCTTCGCTATTTTTTAAATTAACTTTTTTCTGTATCGCTACAATTTCATCTTCTAAAAATTTTTTTGCGTCTTGTATATCTTTAATATTTGGCAAACCAAGCAAACCTGATCCCTTGTCTTTACCTAAAATTTCTAGTGCGAGATTACCTCTGGCCTTATCACTTAAAGCATCTTTACCAAAAATAGTAGTTAGGTTTTTTCTTTTCCCTATTAATTCATTTAATTTTCTACCTTCTACTGTGTCTAAAGTGCTACCAGAAGCCTCCGCTTGACCTATTAAAGCAGACCTTTCAACAGTATTAGCAATAAGTTGTAAAATACCAGAGTTTTGTATAAAGTTAGCCATTGAGTTTTTCATCAATGTCATAACTTTTGTAAAGTTGTTTCCTAGTTCTGTTACCTCCTGGCCAAACTTAGTCATATTATCTACACCACCTTGTCCGATTAAATTTATCATTTTTTGTCTTGCTAACTCGAAGGCTGCCTCTTCATCTCCTAATTTTGTAAGCACTGCAATTTGTTTTTCAAACTCAGTTCCAGTTACTCCTAATGCTGCGGTAAGTGCCTCTACATTTTTAGTCGCTGGATCGAGTGCCTGACCTAATTTTGCTGCTTCTACACCAAGCTGCTGTAAAGGTGTAGCTATAGAAGTTGCAAG